CCCTCCTCTCACTAACTTCACTTAGAGTGAACTGACTGTATATTTTGGCATTGTCGTAGGGGTTGGTCCCCTTATGACTCTATCTTCAAATATATAGTCTGTTAGTGAGATCACTGTGTACGAGGCAAGCCAGACCACCGCTGGAGTAATACATATCCAGCTTAAAGTTAGGCCCTAATCGTATGCAGTGAACTTGGGGTCCCTTTTAGGTACGGATTCCTCCGTGCCTTAACTCTACAGCTAAAATGATGGGAGGTTAGGACATATGGCTAAACCGCCAAAATTATATCCGAATCTCCCGCGCGATCCTGCTTTTCCAAAAGGCAGACGCGTTGATGCCATTCTTGTTAATATAGGTGTTCGGGTGCCTGATATTCGCTGGGCAGATAATTTGTATAAACCGTTTAAAGTTTATACTCCTAATCTGATCAACGTGAGTACCAACGCAGCCGCCTACCTTAACACCAAGAGTGGTACCAAGAATCCAAACTGGCGAGTTACAATTGCTAAAGGAGGGGATGCTACCTCGGGTTATGTGAGGGAACATTACCACGTTAAACCCACGAAGTATCTAGTCACATCCGAAAACTCGAATAATTTGAGTCACGGTAGTGGAGTAGTCTTCGGGGGTGTAACCAATGCTCCAAACAGCACTGTGTCCATTGATGCAAGGGCACTTGCTAGTCTAAAGCATCGGCTCCAAAGCAAAGTCGGCAACGCTCAGCTTGCACCGCCCCTTGCCGAGAGTCGTGAAATCCATCGCCTTGTGCGACAGATTAACGGTCTCGGTATGGACGCGTTGAGAGCTTTGTTAGCTGCCAAGCATTCCAGGGGCAAAAGTATCACTAAATTGATCGGCAACATCTGGCTGGGTTATGGATTTGGGGTTAATCCCCTTCTCCATGATATCCAATCAGCTGCTGATTCTATCTTGCATTACGTCACAAGACAGGATAGCCGTGTCAGACTTAGTGGTTCTGCAACACAAGAGTACCATTCTGGGTCGATTGACACCGCGTCTTCCAATTATATCGCACAGGATTGTGCGTTTGGTTGGTATCGTAGTGTTGTTCATTCCCAGGGTATTCGATATAGAGCAGCCGTTGACTTGCAAGTTCGCGGCAGCGCTAACTACGGAGTACTTGACCACCTCGGGTTAAAGATCGAGCAGGTCCCTAGTGCTTTATGGGAACTGACCGCCTTTTCCTGGGTAGTTGATTACTTTGTTACCGTAGGCCCATGGCTCGATGACATGTTTTATACGATACCAGGAGTGGTAAAGTATTTGTCAAAGAACTATAGGTATCAAAGTGTGACGACGTCTAATCTCAAGCCGTTTCCTACAGCTGGTACTACTGTATCGCTGACGGGCCCGGCATCTATTGGGCAATATACGACGTTCTCTCGCGAGAAGCTCGCCCCTGTTTTCCCTGCGCTACCACTTCGCATTAAAAGTGCGGACGAAGTAGCATCGTACGGTTTAAACAAGATGATGAATCTTGCCTCCGTACTTGCCGGGCGGCGTGGTCCTAAGCTCTGATCTGACCAATCATAGTTCGGGCTATTCTGCCTTAACCATAAGGAGCCATACATGGCTTTCGCACCAGCTACACCTGCAACGGGCGCAGTGGTCACTGGACTTACAAGTCCGACCTATACGCTCCTTTCGGATACCGCACCTAACATTAATGGCAAGCAGTATGCCATTAGTGCTCTTGGTGGTACTCAGACGAGTGTTGACGTGAATAGCGTTAGTAAGCCGTTCACGACTTCATTCTTCCGGCCTCCGATCCTGAGAACGTTACCGCAGGCAAACCCCGTAACGGGAGTCATCAAGAACGTACCTCTGAACGTGTATAAATTTATTACACGTAAAGGGGCCGCTCCGGCCGTCAACCAAAGTATCATGGTGCCCAAAATCACTACGATCATTGAGGTTCCTGCCGGCGTTGATACTTATGAACCGGAAGAAATACGCGCCATGATCAGTTGCCATTTTGGAATTGGTTGGGAACAAGCGTCTGGTATTTCGGTTACTGTATTGACGGGTGTTCTCTGAGATGCCTGTTCGCACTCGTTGTGCTCTTCATGGTGTTCTCGCTTGTATGTCTTGCGAGCGCACCGAAGGAGTTTCACGAAGCGACGATGGCAGCTGTTTTCAGATTGAAGAACGCCTTCGGGATAAAGCCTTCCTACGTGCATTTCGGGTTGGAAACTTCACACCCGCCAATAACGTGGGAACAGAAGAGTCGTTAGACTGACTCCTTTGGGCAATATCCTTCTTGGTAAAACCGTTATTTCATCGGGAGTTATCCTGTGAGTAAAAGTAACGTTCAAGGTCGTAATGAAGAACGTTTGAATATGTTCTTCAACACGATGTTAGAAGAGCTTCTTGGCAAAGGTCCTATTGCAGCAGGGGCCCTGCGCCAGGTGCAACGTGCCCGTAAAAGGGCACGCTTCCTTAGAGAAGATCTTCGAGACAAAGCTATCAACGACTTTTTGTTGATAAACGAAAGGGTGGGCATTTCCCAAAAGGAAACTCCCCCATCCGTTGTCTCGAATCCTAGGATTATAGAAAACGCTCGGTATTTCATTACTAATGTTTTAGAGCGTTATACTAGTTCCTGGGACGAGTTGGCGATACAGCAGCCTCTCGAGATGTCGTATCTTGTGTCGAATTGGCGATTTGGACCCGGTGCCAGTAATGGCATTAAAGGTACACATACCGTCGATAAGATTTGGCAAGATATGACTTGCACCGCTCTGTGTGAACCCTTGGTACTTAAACTGCGTAGTTCTTACCCTTACTTCGCGGCCAGAGATGGCCGGTTAGGAGTTTCGGGTACTAAGCAGGTTGAGGGTTCGCGACTAACAACAGTTCCGAAAAACGAGGACACTGAGCGTACAATTGCCATCGAACCTTCTGGGAACATGTGTCTGCAGCTTGCTGCAGGCATGTATCTGGAAGGTGCTCTTCGGCATATCGGTCTAGACATTCGCAACCAACAGCCTAAGAATGTGGCTATGGCCAAACGTGGATCAAGTGATGGGAGTGTTGCTACCCTTGACCTTAAGTCTGCGAGCGATATGATTAGTATCGATCTTGTACGCGCCCTTATGCCCGATGTATGGTTTGACCTATTAATGAAGCTTAGGTCACCCATAATTACAATTCCTCGAGATGGTAAATTGAGGAATGCGGACATACAAGTTGAGCTTAACATGATTAGCACGATGGGGAATGGTTTTACTTTTCCCTTGATGACTTTGCTAATCGTCGCTCTTATCTACGGTTACCGTTGTACCAAAGGCGGGCCCAGTCTTTTTATCGACTGGAGGAACACTTGCGTGTTCGGTGATGATATTATCATCCCTACCAATGAATACCATGGTTTCGTAGATGTCTTGACAAAGGCGGGCCTTATCGTTAATTTAGATAAGTCTTACAGTGAAGGTCCTTTTCGCGAGAGCTGTGGTGGTGATTTCCTAAACGGTGTAGATATTACTCCTTTCTATGTGAAAACACTCGCTGCAGATCCCGACGTCTATGTAGTTATCAACCAGGTGATGTTGTGGTGTGCAAGAGAAGAAATTCTCTTGCACCGCTCACTTTCATTACTTAGGTCGTACATAGACGGCAAAGTCCACCTCGTACCCGAGTGGATGAACCCCGATCAAGGGGTCCTTTCAGTTGGGTGTCCTAGGAGGTATACTTACCTATCGTTGAGCCACCCCAAAGTTAGGCTTCCACAAGAAGCGCTTTTCTTTGGTGTGTCACTGGCGGTCGGTGGGTACATCTCACAGGTCGGCGACGAACAATTCTACTTACCGCGAAGCATTAAACCGCCTAGCGTAAGAGTTCGTCGGTCACGATTGCCTCACGGCTATCGTGACGGCTGGGACCCTAGTTATAGGTCTCAGCAGACTGCTTATTGGACGGCGAGTATTCTCGCCATTCACTTCAGCAGTTGATCCAAGGGGGTTGATACTTGTCTGGATTTATTTTCCAGACTGGAGCTCAGCATCAAC